TGTCAATGACTATGGGGCGCGATATTGGTTCTGAGTCAACTACAAATAATCTTGGAGATATTCTTCGAGCATATGATAAGTTTAAGTCAGGCGAAGATATTGATGTTTCATTAATCTTGACAGGCAAATCTCGCGGCGGTGCTACTACTAATGGTGGCCGAATCGTTGAAGGTTTCCAACTGGCTAACTATCTAATCGATAATATTGCAGAGTCAAGAAAAGATTGTGTAGTATTTGTATCTCCGGAGAAAGAGGATGTAGTTGGAAATGTAACTGATATTACTGAAGACGTAAATGATTTTAGATCTGCCCTTCGATCTACTTCATACGCTGTGATGGATAGCGGTTACAAATATCAATATGATAAGTATAATGATGTATATCGATGGATTCCAATGAACGGTGACATTGCTGGTCTTTGTGCGCGCACAGATGACACGCGTGATCCTTGGTATTCACCTGCAGGATTTAATAGAGGTAATATTAAGAACATCGTCAAACTCGCTTGGAATCCTAAGAAAGCAGAACGTGACTTGTTGTATAGCAACGGTGTAAATCCGATTGTCAACTTCCCTGGACAAGGTATTGTAATGTTCGGTGATAAGACATTGCTTGCGAAGCCATCTGCATTTGATAGAATCAATGTACGAAGATTGTTTATTGTACTTGAGAAAGCAATTGCTACCGCATCGAAGTTTACTCTCTTCGAATTCAATGATGAGTTTACTCGAGCTAGCTTTGTAAATCTCGTAACACCTTACCTACGAGATGTACAAGGTCGTCGCGGTATTACTGATTTCTTAGTAGTGGCTGATGAGACGAATAATACTGGTGAAGTTATTGATCGTAACGAGTTTGTTGGAGATATCTACATCAAACCCGCTCGAAGCATCAATTTCATTCAGTTGAATTTCGTCGCTGTACGATCTGGCGTAGAATTCTCCGAAGTTGTTGGGAATTTCTAATAAATAGTATAAATAAAAATAAAATAGGAGAATAAAATGCCATTTAGCGTACAGAACTTTAAGTCAGCGGCTCTCAGTCAAGGAGGGTATCGTCCCTCCTTGTTTGAAGTGCAGGTTACGACTTTGGGTGAAGAGTTTAATCTACTCTGTATGTCTTCGCAAGTACCTACATTTACGACTGGCATTATTGAAGTACCTTATTTCGGTCGAAAAGTAAAAGTTGCTGGTGATAGAACATTTGCCGAGTGGACAACTACTGTAATGATCGAAGAAGACTTCAGTCAACGCGCGGTACTCGAAGAGTGGGCCCGTAAGGTAAATGACGGTCCATCCAACATCCGTTCTTATGGTTCGCCTGAGGATTACAAAGAAGATGCTACGATCAAGCTTTACGGAAAAACTGGATCAAAGCTTCGTGAATACACACTCGTTGGATGCTGGCCCTCAGATGTTGGTACTATCGAACTAGATTGGAATACAAACGATACTATCGGTACTTATACAGTAACGTGGTCATTTGATTACTTCAATCCTGGATCTTAAAGTCCAATTTGAATAACAATAGAGGGGATTATAAATAACTATAATCCCCTTTATTTCATCGGAGATAATGAATGGACCTCTTTGGATTTGAAATCAATAGGAAGAAAGAGCAGAAAGAGCAAGAAAAGCTCGTCTCTTTTGTCCCTCCCACCAATGAAGACGGCGCGTTAACCGTTGCAGCAGGTGGTGTCTACGGCACTTACGTAGATCTTGACGGTTCAGTCAGAACAGAAGCAGAATTAGTCAATAAGTATAGAGCTATATCATTCGATCCCACCATCGATATGGCTATTCAAGAAATTTGTAACGAAGCTATTGTAGAAGATAGTGACGAAGACACTATCTCTATTGTTCTTGACGATATCAAACAACCTGAATCAATCAAAAAAACTATCATGGAAGAGTTCGATAATATATTAGGACTCTTGGAATTTAATAAATTAAGTTACGAACTTTTCAGGCGATGGTATGTCGACGGCCGTCTCTATTATCATGTTCTAGTTGATGAGAAAAAACCAGCAAAAGGTATTCTTGAAGTAAGATATGTAGATCCTCGTAATATCAAAAAAGTACGAGAAATTAAGAAAGAAAAAGATCCAAAAACTGGTGTTACAATAGAAAAACTCATCAACGAATATTACATGTACAGTCCCTCTGGTTTCCTGAAACGTACAGGGTCAGTAACTGGTTCGACTATGAATACCTATGGAACATCAGGTTCCGCATCTGCAGAAGGCGTTAAGATAGCGAGAGACGCTATTGTATATTGTACGTCTGGTAACCAAAGCCTCGATAACAAACTTATCTTATCATGGTTACATAAAGCTATTCGGCCATTGAATCAATTGCGTTCAATGGAAGATTCGCTGGTTATCTATCGCATCTCCCGCGCGCCCGAGCGCAGAATCTTTTATGTAGATGTTGGCGGTTTGCCAAAAGCGAAAGCTGAGCAATACCTAGCCGATATCATGACCAAATTTAAGAATAAAGTCGTTTATGATTCATCAACTGGTGAAATCAGAGACGACCGTAAATTCATGACTATGTTAGAAGATTTCTGGTTACCACGGCGAGAAGGTGGTAAGGGAACAGAAATTACTACATTGCCTGGAGGTCAAAACTTAGGAGAAATTGAAGATGTTGTTTATTTCCAAAATAATCTATATCGCTCTCTTAACGTTCCTATCACCCGTTTACAACCCGAAACTACATACACTCTTGGTCGCGCTACTGAAATATCTCGAGACGAAGTAAAATTCAGTAAGTTTATTCTTCGATTAAGGAATAAGTTTTCTGAATTATTCTTAAAGCTTCTCGAAAGACAATTGATTTTAAAGCAGATTTGTACCGTCGAAGATTGGAAAGAGTGGAAAGATCAAATTCAGTTTGATTTTGCTGTCGATAATTATTTCGAAGAACTAAAATCAATGGAAATGAACCGCGATCGTGCAGGTTTATTAAGAGAAATGGAAGAGTGGGTTGGTAAATATTATTCACATGAATACGTACGACGATATGTATTACAGCAATCTGAAGAAGAAATTGCTGAAATTGATAAGCAAATCAAGACTGAAATGACTGATCCACGATATGCTGACGAAGAAGAAGCTGCAGCTGAAGAAGATAATATGAGAGGTCCATCAGAAGAATCTCCTGTACCTCAGCAATCGTATAAGTTAATACCGGATGACTCGAAGAAAGAACAAAATGATTATGATGAAGCTATAAGAATATCACAAATGGAATTAATTGAAAGTATGACGAGATTTATCGATGAAGCGGTATAGAAATGGACGAATTCAATGACATTATAAACAAAGCCTTTTCGGTAAGTTTATATAAAAAATTAGACAAAAGGACTGATGAGAAACTTGATAGTCTAAAAGAAAATATCAAGACACTCAAAAGTTTTACTGGCCCGATCGGACCAGCAGGTCCAGCAGGTCCACAGGGTCCAGAAGGCCCACCGGGGATTATAGGTGAAGAAGGTCCAAGAGGTTTCAAGGGTGATACAGGTCCTCAGGGTCCAGAAGGACCGGCAGGTCCTCAAGGACCGCAAGGAGAAAAAGGAGATCCGGGCGGACCAGTCGGTCCACAAGGCCTTCAAGGAGATATTGGACCAAGAGGTCCGCAAGGTGTACCGGGACCACCAGGATTAAAAGGTGATAGAGGACCAACTGGTCTAAAAGGAAATAAAGGTCCAAAAGGTTTACGCGGTCTTAGAGGTTTAGAAGGTCCACAAGGTATACCAGGACCAATTGGTCCAGAAGGAAAAATTGGACCAAGAGGAGAAACAGGACCTCAAGGATTACAAGGACCAAAAGGTGATATTGGTCCTCAAGGTTTAACAGGTAAAATAGGTCCAAAAGGACCAAAAGGTGCTAAGGGCGCCAAAGGCCCAAAAGGTGATACAGGTCCTCAGGGTCCAGCGGGTAAAGATGCACCTGATTATAAAATTCAAATTGAAGACGCATTAGACGAATTCAATAAGAAAATTCAGACAGTTCAAAAAGGCTTTGATAAAAAAGCCAGTGAGATGTTTAATAGATTTGGACTGGTTGGCGCGACAGGTAGTGGTGAAGTAAAACTAAGAAGATTGGACGATGTCGAATTCGATACGCTCAATCCACCGTTAGACGGCACTCTACTTACATATGATGCGGTACAGAAAAAATTTGTATTTGATACGTTTGTAGGTGTTGCATCTGCATCTGGTGTAAATTTACAAGTAACTACACTTGATGATTTTCAAACATTTACACGCGCTTTATCTGGAACAAGTTTTACAGTAGATCTAGAAGTCGAAAATCTTATAAATATTGTAGAATATTTTATTGTAAGAGATAGTGACAATGTTAGAGTATATCCAGTAATTGATAGAACGATAACTGAGATAAATATAGAATCAAACCTAGATCTAACAGGAACAACACTAACTATAATTCACTACTAAAGGAAATAGAAGATGGCATCAAAAGAATACTATCATGATATTGATCTAGTAAAAGTAGGTCAACTAGTCAATGCCCGTATCCAAAATGTCACCACCACAGAAAGAACTACTTTAGGTGGAGGTCTTGGTAGCGGCAACGTAGGTTTACAAGTATTTGATACTACCGTTGCAGCGCCATTTATTTGGGATGGTAGCGCGTGGGTAAGAGATGCGCTTACTGTTTCTGGTGACGTTGTATACAAAGGCGTTATTAACCCATCAAATGCTGGTACAGTTAACAAAGAAGCTGGTTTTCAATATGTAGTTGATACAGCCGGTACTTTGACAGCAGGTGGTGTCACATTCTCACCATCAGGCGTTGTTGAAGTTGGAGATATTGTACTCTTTACTTCTGCTACTGACGCATCTGTAATTCAACGAAATGTTGAAGGCGCAACAGATGCAGTCGCTGGTATTATTGAGCTAGCTACGCAAAGCGAAGTTAATACTGGTACAGATACTACTAGAGCAATTACTCCTGCTACATTGGCTGGTTCTACTCTAGCTAGTAACGTTAGCACTAATCAGTCTAACATCTCTACACTGCAAACAGATGTCACAAATCTGCAGACGTATGCTGCTAATAACGCCGGTGATATTGCGACTCTTCAGACAGATGTAACTAATCTACAAACCTACGCTGCCAATAATGCTGGTGATATTGCAACTCTGCAAACGCAGATGACTGCAATACAAACTTATGCTGCTAATAATGCCAGTGATATTGCTACACTACAAACTAGCGTAACTAACCTACAGACATATGCTGCTAATAATGCTGGCGACATCGCTACATTACAGACGCAGATGACTGCAGTACAAACTTACGCAGCTAATAATGCTTCTGACATTGCAACATTGCAATCACAAGTATCATCGCTTTCTAGTTCAGCGGTAAAAGTGTATAGCAACGCTAACGTTTCGATTAGTCAGGGTTCGGCGACGACAATTACTCACAACCTCGATCTCTCTGATCCTAACTTCTTTACGATTAGAGTTGCAGATACAAATGGATCGTCTATTAGTGTGGATGTCGATGCAGTTACTTCGAACACCATTACACTAACCTCACTTGTCCAGTTGGCGGGAGTAAAAGTCTTTATCGTCGGTGCATAATAACTCATAATTTGGATTTATTATGTCAGACAAATTATTTACTGGGTTACAGCTACCGCATTTAGCTAATAGTCAAGCTCGAGCCTCAGATGATGGTTTTCTGAGGCTTTATTTTAAAAATGATGATCTTTATGCAGTAAATACATCCGGTGGGGATAATCGCCTCACCGGTGATTTTCTTGATGTCGGTCTAATAGACTCATCAAATGTTTCATCAAATGTAGTTTCGTCTGTTAGTTCTCTCAGATTTGGCACAGATGGCGGCTTTACAGTCGAAGATCTGGGTTCAGGTCAAGTCAAAGTTAGTCTAAACTCTACCTTTAAATATTGGTCAGTCGCGGGCCAAAACACTGTTATTGCCGAAGGCCTTGACACTGTTGAACTCGTTGCTGGCGAAAATATTATTATTACTACCAACGCATCAGCAAAAAGCGTTGAGTTTAGTACATCAAATACCCTCGCTGAAATTGTTATATCAGAAACGTCTCCCGCGGGCGCCAGTGTGGGCGATTTGTGGTTTGATCCAAGCAATCTAAAAACCTACATATACTATGATGATAGTTCATCAACACAGTGGGTTGAGATAGGTGGATCGACCGTTGTCAGTACAACAGGCTCTATCAGCGATGCGAATCTGATATACGATGGTGTGATATCAGAGCATCTCATACCAGATACAGATGTGACATATGATTTAGGTTCTGCTAATAATAGATTTAGAGATTTGTATTTGTCGGGTAATACAATTTATCTTGGCGACACAACTTTTTCAACAGATAAAATACTCGACTTCGATTTAGCTATCGATCCAGAAGTTTTTAGAATCAACGTAGATTTCCCGCTAGCTGGTCATGGTTATTCTCCAAATAATTGGAAATGGACGTGGGATGCAGGTCGAGTTGCATACACACGATTGGCGATAAGAGGTATTGATCAAGCGAGTGTTCCTCTCTATGCCACTGGGGAATATACTGTGTTCAATTTTGCTGCGCATGAAATGACTGGCAATATGACACAGACTCATAAAATATATTTAAAGTGGATTGAAGGTGCTGGTTTAGATAACGTACCAACTTGGTCGACCTCGACACTCAATGTGACTGGTATATCTCATCCTCAAATCAGAGGCGGAGCAGCAACAGAAGTACAAAGACTATTCATCGATATTCCTGATGTAATAACTCCTCCCACTCTCGTAGCTCCCAATGTAGAATACGATGTATCAGTTTTAAATATCGGAGCCTTTACTTTTTCAAACACGGCGATGGGTGATAATCCTACACTCGGCCCTGTGTATCGAGGCGGTACATATACATTCAATCTCGACGTCAGCGGTCACCCATTCTATCTGACAACTGATAACGGCAATAACTTTTCTTCAGGTACCTATTACGGTGAATATACTGATGGTGTCACTGGCTCTCGAAATCAAACTGGTACACTCGTTCTAAACGTAGCTAATGACGCACCTAATACTATATTCTATCAGTGTGGTGTACACTCGAGTATGAGAGGAGAAATTGAAGTCAGAGATCTCGAAGTTGAAACGTGGCCTAATGGCAATTATAAACTATATTTCCAACACGATCAAGAAGGACATTCTACACCTGTAGAAATTAAACCAAAACCAACGATTAATGACATCGATAATGTTTGTTTGATATATGACGGTGCTCACTCTAAATTTAAAGTAAAGGATATGGGCGAATACGTAGACGATACTGTTCAGTTTCAGTCTAAAATTGAAGATATCGTAACAACGCAGACAGTGAATAATGTGACTGCTAATCAGGTGAGTACACAAATCAGAGACGAAATCGAGTATGTAATTAACTCTCACACAACAGGCACTCTCGATCTCCTGACTGGTACGAAGAGATGGTACGCACCTTACAATATTACTATTACAGAGATTACAGCAAACTTAGGAGTTGCAGCTGATGACACAGTAACTGCAGTAATTAATTCAGGAGGTTCAAGTCTACAAACTATAAATATAACTGCAGGACAATTATCTACAACTTTAAGTGGTTTATCGTTAACGGTAAATAGCGGAGGCTATTTAACAATCGACGTTACGGCTGTCGGTACTACAAATAAAGGCGAAGATCTTTATATACAAATAAAATACAGGAGAACGTGATGGAGTTTATCATCGAAGAAAACTTAGATAATCCATCTGAACAAGAAAAATATTTTGCAGAGCTTGTCGACGGAGAAGCAAAGATATATCGTATTAGTCTTGAAGATTCTTCTCATAACCTCATAGCAGTACAACCATGGTATCCTCGAGGCGATGGCGCGCGAGTAGCGTGGTCTGATTTAAATCAAGTGGTCAATTGGTATCAGCAGATCACGACTGGAGAGCAAAATGCCTAAGATAAAAGATCCACATAGAAATATGGTTGCTGTCTTCGAGGATCCGAGACCAGCAAGAAATCAAATATATTTTTATGGTGATGCCCACGACAAATCTACTTTAGCTCCTATTTTTAATAAGCATGCTAAATTTGGTACGAGTTATCAGCCTATCAATCGTCATGGTTACTCTACTTGGGGAGGAATCAATGCTGGAGGTATGCATGGCGGAGCCATCGTAACTACAAAAGAATGCGCTACTATTAACGGCACTACAAATACTGGAAATAGTGTACATTGTAATATTATGCCTGGTCAAATGCTTTCGATGGATCCAGATAGACCATACAGACCGGCGCTGTGGACTTCAGAAAACGGTGTGACTAGTTTACTCGTCAATTCTACTAGTGGTGCATCATATTCAAGAGAACATAAGTGGTGGTCAAACATCGATACGAATGCTGAAATTAGTGAAGTTTCAATCACAGGTCTGTACAATTATACTGGAGCACCTGGAACATACACTGAAATTAATCATCCTGGAGAAGTATTATATAAAATGCCAGGAACAAACTACTATTCAGGCATTTATCACCGTGATGGCGGTTCACAGAGAGGTAACGTACACGGAAATTTTCATCGTGTAGGTTTGATGCGACCTAATTTCCCAAATTGGACTAGTACAGATATTGGTACTCGCCGCGACTATAATTTTTTCCAATTTATCGGACCATCAGATATCGATAGTAGACCGATCTATTTGCTGACAGATTATAGGTACGATAGAGTACACTATATCGTAAGACACAACGTAGATCTCAATACTGAAACTGTTTTGCACACATTTAACACTATTCCGTCTGCTTCAGGAAGTAATTACGGAGGTGAAAGAGCTACGAATGCTGGTCTAGACCAACAACACAAAGCATCATCTAAAATATTCGATGATGTGTTGAGTGCAGGAAATAAAGCTTGGTATACTCCATATTTCGATACCAGTAATAATTATTTTCCATTTTATTTTCAGTGGGAAAAATCTACAGATACATTCGTACGAAATGAAGATGTGACTGTTAGCGGTAATCTTAGCTCTACATATCTAAATGATGGTTTGGGTATTCAAGGCGGATATGGCTCATTTAATTCTGTATTATATAATGAAGTTCATTCGTATGGTGGTAATAAGTACATTACTCTGTTCCCACTCGAAGGTTCATATGCAGCGCACGATGCAGTTCCAGGCGGCAGAACATTTGTTACGTATTCTATTGATGCATCTAATCCCAAAGCATTAACGCACCATAGTCATGAGATTGCGACACACACAATTAAGAATGTCATATGGTTGAATGATTCGAGGACGTTACTCGGCGTTTTCCATCAATCTAATTTCGCCATTTATAATTTTGATAGTGTAAATGGTTGGACAGAATCTGGTCGTATTCCGTATGGTGTTGGTAGTGTGGGTAGAGATTCAACAGATAGAATCTTTGCCTTTGTCAATGAAGGCGATACGTATGGAACAGTGCATCAGATCACACCGACTGTACCAATCAACGTAACGATTACACCAGCGCAGTCATCTTACAATTACACTGGCACTAATATTAATTCGACTATCGCTGTCAGCGCATATGGTATTGACGGTACTCGAATCGCTACAACTGTCAATTTGTCGATTAGTGGTTCGACTCTGACGTTTACAGGAGGAGCTACAACTGCGACTGTTACTACGTCGACAAGTGCTGATGTTAATGTTGATATCGTTGTAACTGGAGCGGGGCTATCTGACATCCTAGCTAATATAGATGTGTAAATATGGCAACATCTACAACTACTGCCTTCTCATTTTTATCGAACGATTTTCGCGACGATAATACTGATAATATTCCGTATCAGGGTACTTCGATACGATCGACGAGGACTAATCTTAATCTTCACACTCAAGGTGAACAGCAGTTTAAATTTAATGTAGGAGGTGATGAACCTACTATTACTGCTCAGATGGGTGGATATAAGATAGATACTGAAGGTAATCGTTCTTTACTCGCATTTGCTAACTCTCATAATGCTATCAGCATGTTTGATATTGAAAATCATGTTCATTCACAAAACATGCCAGATCATTTCATATCTAGTAATTGGGGAGCAGTCAATCGAACGACGATAGACGGCAAAGATTGTATCGACCTATCATCTCAAGCCTATATAACTAATAGCACAGCACCTGTTCTCGGTCAGTACTATACGCTCTTTGCTGTGTGGTATCCTCGTGTTTCTAATAGCGGTTGGCGAACACTGTGGAGAGGTAATAACGATCATAAAGTGATTGTAAATAATAATGCTACAGATTTAGGCATGTACTCAAACCGAAATGGTGCATTTAGAGACACAGGTCATAATATTTCTATTCAGTGGCAAAGATTGATAGTCGTAGGACAAGGAACTAGTTCCACATCATCAACAGGTACACAGACGTTTTATATCGACGGTCAAAATGTAGGTACGACTGACAGAGTGGGTAGTGGTACGACATTCAATAAATTTGGGTGGGAAGGTCAAGCACCAGGATATTTTATGGAAATTGGTGTATTAGACGAAGCTTTGAGCACGAGTGATGTCGCTACTCTCGATCTTCTGATGAATGCTACACTCACAGCAAATGGTAGTTCTGGAAATACTGGCTTGTCTTTCTCACAATCATTAAGTCCAGATCAAAGTCTAATAACATATAACTCTGGTACATTTACTAATTTTACTCATTCAGAAAAGTTAGCTGTGTTAAATCCATCTGTTACACAAATTAAGTCGAATGTACCACAGCCAACAACTACAATAAGTAAAGAAATTAGAATAGCGGCTTCTAATAAAATACAGCCTACACTGCAGAGCGGCGGTGGTGTGTCAGGCGGAGGCGGAGGAGGAACAGTCGAAAGACAAGTTTGGTATTGATATGATAAATTATTTGACGGATGAAGATAAAAATCCGATCTTTATTGAGTGTGATATTAATTTGAGAGAAGTATTCGAAAGTCACAGAGACAATATGATCGAGAGTTATGGTGACAAAATACATGAAAATGTTTTAAAGAAAACATACAACGTAGAATACAAAAATTGTTTGGATGATTTAGTCCCGATATATGAAAAAGCTTTACAAAAAATATTTGTAACACAAGGTGATGATAAATTAGAGATGGCATCGTGGATTTATGTGCAAAAACCTGATAAACAATATAATAAATTTCATAAACACTCACATATCATGCCATCACCGAAATTTTGTACTGTGACATATTTTGATACACCTCAACATGGAGGTGAGTTTTGTTTTAAGTACCGGGACGAAGAATATATAATAAATGTGAAAGAGGATTTATTGTATCTGTTTCCAAATTGGTTAGAACATAAACCAATGCCACATCAAGGAGAAGAAACTCGTATTTGCTTGAACGTAGATTTCTTCACAAAGAATAAGTTTTTATTTAAAGAGTTCGATCACTACTGGTAATATGGCACAAATAGATTTTCCAAATAGTCCTATCAATAACCAGACCGTTGTAGTCAATGGTGTGACGTACACTTATGATAGTACGAAAACACGATGGAATAGAACAGTAAACATAGCATCAGGCGGAGGTGGTTCTGGTGGCGCGTCTGTCACAGTCGGTATCACTGCTCCATCTTCTCCTAGTAATGGTGACTTATGGTTCGATGCTGAAGATTTATTATTATACATGTATTATGCCGATGGGTCTTCGAATCAATGGGTTCAAGTCGTACCTTCAGGCACATCATTATCATCAGGTGTAAATCCACCTACAACAGCAGATGCTGGTGACTTATGGTTTGATCCTACTGATTTAATATTATACGTTCTATACAATGATGGTAGTTCGACACAATGGGTAAAAGTAACTCCTGGAGGTGGTAGCAGTGCAAATACTCTTAGTCTATCTGATTTAAGTGTCACACAAAATCCCGCATCAAATACTGGTACACTTTCGTATGATGCTGTAAATGGTGTTTTTACTTACACACCACCAGATCTCACATCTTTCCTCACATCAGTAAACTATAGTGAAGTAGCAAATACACCGAC